AGAGTATTTAATCGTGTTCCTAAAGAAGAGAAAAAAGAAGAAGTAAAACCAACTCCACCTCCTATAGAAGAACGTGGAAAACCTGTTGTTGCGGCACCAGTTACACCTGCTCCAGCACCGAAGGTAACACCACCCGCTGCACCTGCACCCGCTGCGCCACCACCTAAAGCACCAGCACCCGCTGCTAAACCTGAACCAAAACTTGATGTGAGTAAAGTACCTCCATCAGTTAAACCTGTTCCGGCAGATGTCAAACCAGCACCTGAAGCATCATCTGCAAAAAGTTTAAAATCTATTGTAGAAGATAATAAGGAAATGGGTGCTAGTGACTATTCAGGATTAAAACCTGGATTTGAAAAACTTTTAGTTGAAATGGCTACAGCATATACTAAAGAAACTGGTAAAAAGTTATTAATCAACTCAGCATATCGTTCAAACGAAGAACAAAAAAAACTATATGATGAATGGATAGCGCATCCAACAGATAAAATTGTTTCTAAACCAGCACCGCCATTAAAAGGTGCTGATGGCACATCTGGAAAAGGTTCTCCTCACACCAGTGGCACTGCGATTGACATTCAAGCAAAAGGACAACCTTTTGGAAAACTTACAGGTGATGTAGATAATCCATCTGGATGGTTAGAAAAATTTGGTCTAACACGACCAGTAACATCAGATTTTTTAAGAAGTCAAGGAAAAAGTCCGAAAAAGAGAGAAGATTGGCACGTAACACCACTTAAAAGTTCTCCTGTACCAGATGGTGATGTTGTCGCAAATAAAGGTAAAGCGGTTGATTTAGAAACTGGTAAAAAACCTACAGATAATAGTTTAGGAAAATCATCAACAGAACTTGCAGCAGAACAACGTAAGCAATCTAAACCAAACAATCCATTGTATGTGAATGCAACAACAACAAATAACACTATGGTAGAAAAAAATACAACATTGCTTCAAAGAAAGGCAGCATAAAAAAACCCCACACCTTTCGATGTGGGGTTAAAAGAACAGGATTAGGCTTTAACCCTGTTCTGCGAGAGATCGGAAATAATCTATATCGTCATCATCTGCACTTGGTGCTGATGTAAGAGTAGCATCTTCTGCTTTGCCGCTGATTTGTGTTACACCATTCAAACCGAGAACTGTAGTCAGACGATCTTTCAACTGATCATAGGATTTAAAGTGCTTGGCATCAATAAACTCTTTGAGTGAATGCTCAGACTTCAAGATTTTTCCAATCTTTTCATCATCATCTGATAATGGAGATGGTGTATCAAACTCAGACTTATCGTAGTTGCGATAACCTTCAACTTGACGAATCTTGATTTTGAAGTTAGCACCTTCCCAAAAATGAAATGGATTCAAAGGTGTTTCATCAGCAAACTCTGGACTCATTGCTTCAGTGATCTTGTCGAAGATTTTTTTACCAAACTTATACAGACGAACTTGACCTTCATTTGCTGGATTCTTAGGATCAGATATCACCAAGATGTTTGCAATATAAGTAAGCTTACGCTTTTGCTTACGTACAATTTCTTTGTTTGCTTCAATACCAGAATTCCAAAGAATAGAATTGTGTTCACATACGGGACATGCTTGAGCATTTGTAGTCAGACAATTATCGATCAACCAACCACCAGTTCCCTGAAATGCATGATTGAAACGACGAACCCAAGGAAGAGCGTCATCGCCGCCATCTGCTGCGGTTGCAGGTAGGAAACGAATAATTGCCATACCGTTTCCTGCTTTATCTACTTCAGGTTGCCAGAAACGTGGATCGTCTTTTTCGTAGACAGTTTCTGTTGGTTGATTAACCTTTAGTATCTCTTTAGTGAGCATATTAAGATTATTGCTGCGTTTGAGTTTTTCTAAATCCATTTGTTTACCTCGTATGTAAAATATTAAGAATGTATAACGTCTTGTCCACTTTGTTCATTATCAACTACTGTGTATGCATCATCCACGATTGACTTTAAAGTTTTTAAAGTCTTATTTAAATCATTATGAATGATGCCAATGCCACCTGCCATATTAAAATCATCAATAACATCCTGCGTGTCATCAATTAGTATCACATCAGGCTTTGCATAGTCAGCTTTCAGGGCACGACCAGGAACTATGTTTACCTTGAAGTCGATATGATTATTCTTTAACCACATCTCCTTTTGCTTCTTAACTGCTTCATGATGTGTACGACCACCAGAAGAAGAAAGAATCTCTATTGGTATATCCAGTGAAAGAACATACTCCAACAATTCTTGACCGCCAGGATACCACTCTAATGTTTCAAAATTATTACCGCTAACAAATTCATCCCATTTATGATCACGTTTTTCACTACGCTCACGATTAGGTTCTGGATTCATTTTCCACATCTCTTTATAACGTTTGGTGAAATCACTTAGTACACCATCCATATCAAGATATATTTTCTGTATTTTCATTTAAAGTTTTCTTCAATAATAATTTATACTTCGTCAAGTCAAACTGTATAAACGGAGCGTACTTCTTTATCCGCAAACTTACTTTTGGATAGTGGATCGTATCCGAGATTTGTTTATCCCATCTTGGAATAAACCCAAGAATAGAATTCAGTATACACATTGTCTCTAATTGAATCTCACTGTGTAAATACTTCTGCAACAAATCTGGATACTGCCCATCTTTACACTGTAACATAGCATTAGGGTTGCTGTCAAACAAATTTTCTATGTCATTTGTAAAAGTATACGTTAATGACTGAACGACTTTTTGTCTAGAACGATAGCAAAGTTCTGCTTCATCCTGCAATAGATTCCCCACCCAAACATTCGAATCGGCAATAAAGTTAGCAACCAAAAAATCCTGCATCATCTGTTCGTTAGAACACCGACGAGAAAGTTTATAGAATTGCCACTTGTCTTTTCGATTCTCAAATGCCTCTACACTTGTTCTTGATTTGCCTCGATACTTCAGGAAATCATACTGCTCTTGTGTAAAGTGCAACTTGAGTGAGGAAAATAAACAAAACGCCTCATAGCCTGTCATATTGGTAAACGACTACCTTTAGTTTTCAACATATTCATATTTTCAGCTTGCTCATGTATTTTAGCTTTTAAGTTTGGAGAGATGAGTGTTGCTGCTACCTCAGTCTCCAAACCCGTTTTATTACAATACTCTACGATAGCTTCCAGATAATTATAATCCGTAGTTGCGACGATTTCTTCTATCTCACCTGCAAATTTCATCATCTCTTCTTTTGTGGGCATATTAAAACTTTACTGACGCGCCACCAATAGTGCCAGGCATTTTAAAATTTGATATGTCACTGACTGTCAATGATTTAATGTCTGCACTACTAAAAGACCACGATTGAATTTGCTCTTGTGTCAACGGTGCCATTGTTGGAAATTGACCCACTTTAGCCCAATCGGAATATGAATGTGATGTCATTGTTCCCAAATCAGTCACACTAATTGGTGCTAAAGAAGTAGTAGTCAATCCACCAAATGGCCATCCATTGTTAGGTAAGTTATCCATCGTGAACTTATCTGCTCTTGGTTGTTGCACTTGTGCTTCAGGTTGTCCCACCCATTCATCTTCAGCATCTTCCAATTCATCTTCATATATTTCACCAATTTCATTCTCAACATCATGACCCGATGCAATTAGAAATTTCCTGAATTGCTGAAATACAACAGACAAATCATATTCAGGTTCTGCCTGAAATGACATGTTTACATGCGTACCTTGTCTGTCTGTAAAACTAAAACTATAACTACAAAGATCATCATCATTATTATGGTAACCTCCAAGTGCTTGTTGTTCATACATAGTCCCCACCCCCATTTAAAAAGATTTTTTCCCCGCAAATGCTGCATGTGTTATACAAATTATATCATCACCTCTGGCATAGGAGCAGCGCACTGACAACGGATCAATACCTTTTACAATTGCATTTTCAATGTTAGATGCCATCAATTTACGCTCATTGATATTATAGATGCAAAATGCAGCTATGGCTGAAAGCACTACCAACGTAATCGAAAAGATTACTATAACATTCAAACTTTTCTGTTGTAATTGCTCCATCATCAACTTCTCCTTTTTACTATTTAATATAGCCATCAAACGTTCCCTTGTTTTACTCTGTTGTAGAAAATGTGCCTACCGATATAGGCAGTCCTTCTCATATTATTCCAAGTCGGTTTAACATAGTCTGCATGATAAAACAATGCCCCCTTAGATGGGTCATCATAATCTTCTGGATTTAAATAAAAATTTAATGACAAATCCACAATGTTATTATATAACAAATTGCTATCAGGTGTCAATGCTTTTCTATTAATAATTGCTTTGGCTCGTTCTTCACAGAACCACGAAAATTGACATACTCCGTATGCCTTTTGTTTTACTACACCACAGTATGTGGTTGGATACTTACCACTAATCATACGATTACGGGTTACATGAGCAACAGCAATTTGTCCTTCTCTAGGTTCTTGTGCTGCCTCAAAATAAATGTTCTGTGCAAGACACTCAATCTCGATTCTTGCTTCTTTAGTTAGGTCGCGTAGTTCTACGTTCAGTTTTGTCGGCACAACAATCTGTGCCATAGTCTGACCAAAAAATAAAATGAATGACGCAAAACACGCGCACAATAATAGGGTTAAAAAACGCATTATTTCTCCTTGTTAGTTAGGGAGGTGCCGAAGCACCTCTTGTCCCGTCAGGTAGATGATTTTGCTTTGGGTTTATCTACTGAAATGTTAGAAACGAAACCGTTCAAGGCTTGCGCCTTTGCGATGATCTCTGCTTCTGGGGGGTATGGTGGGAATACAGGATGGTCTGGAATCTGACCGCCATTTAGTTTAGCGGTTTCGACTTTAACAGTCCAATCAGTGCTTATTTGTTGACACTTTCCGTGGTAATCTTCGGAAAGCATATCTTTTGCCATTTTCAATAATTCGAGACGAATCTCAAAGGGTGTCAAATTACTCATGTGTTTCTCCTGTGTGTGTAATACTGGCGAATATGTGTGTGATGCCAGTATATCTATTTAGTCTTTATTTTCTGCTCCTGTAATACAATAACCGCCTTTGAATACATAAACATCGGAATCGACTCTTAATTGTTCATATACTTCATTGTTGAAACACTTGTATGGATCACGATAGTTCTGTGTTGCATAGTATACACCATAACCGATACCTGCGAGAACCATTAGAATAGGAATATATTTTAGGAACTTTACAATTCCTGGCATCAATTCTAACAGCTTCGGAAGGATTTCAAGTAATGCTTTCAATCCCACAATCCCTGATAATATTTACCAAACAAACGAAATCCATTTTCCATTCGTTGACATTCTTCCCAAGATGCTGAACAATCATCTTTCACTTTCATCTCGAATGCAAATATCATTTCATCCATGATCCAATTCCATCGAGCATGGATATCATTCATACCCTCATTTATTTTATGCTCATTATAAAAATCAAAAGTAAGTTGAGCATCCCAATCTTCAGTAGTTGTACCACGCAGATGTTCTGGTACATCTTCCATATCTGTGAATGGTGAACCGTGTTTTGTTTCCTTCAACTGCTTCAACATAGGTAGAATGATATCTGCTAACGTGGAATCCATTGACCATGTATCATACCGATCAATCTTCACATAACTGATTCGAGGATGAACGAATTCTAAAAAGTTCATCCATGCTACACAGATTGGATTTAAACGATCAGACCATTTCTCTATGATTGGTTCACTGTAATCAATCTCACGCCAAAAGAAAACCTTCTCCAGAATAGTATAAGGAGAAACCCAATGATTACGGTAATTTGACTTATAGATTTTCATGGTATAGAAATTAGTGGGAGTGATTGGTTAATAAGGACACTCCCGAAACCCCAAGTGAGTTACGCTGCTAGGCGATCTTCACCGTAAAATGCGTCATTTGCATTTATAGATTTGCTTGATTAACGGTCATCGCCTACCGTGTTGCCTTCTCTACTATCTCACGCTGTCGAAACCAATTCATCCCCATCAGAAACACACTACACAATATGCTTCTGGTGGAGATGGGGGTATCGAAACCCCGTCCAACATGCCTTTGCTTTGAAGGAATTACAACAATTCTATCTTATGTAATTGCCAGTGACAACCACATAAATGAACAGACACCAACCAAATCGTAACGCTATATCAAACCAACGTTCAAAATGATCAAGTTTAGTTTTAGGTACTTTCTTCTCATCACTCATATTCATAACGACTCCGTAATATTAGGCGAAAGAACCAGCAACCCTACCTGCGGCAGCAGTTACACGCTCTGCACCTGTACGAATTTTCTTTTTGATATTAGATACACCTGTGTCAATTTTTTGTTTCAAACCGACACGTGACTTCAGACCAGCTTTATGTGCATCAGATGCAGCTTGTGAAGCTTTGTATGCTGAATCCATATTTGCAGAAGTTTTTACAGCACGTTTTGCTAATTGACTAGCTTTAGCTTTCTTGAATACACCAGAGAAACCTGTTGCACCCTTTGCTGCTTTTGCTGCTTCTTTTGCTTTATTGTGCATATTAACGTGTGCCTGAGTTGCTGCTGTACTTGCGCTTGCAGCTTTATTTGCTTTACGCTTACTCATAAAGTTTTTAATACCATGAACTGCGCCAGCAACGAAGCCACCAACAGATTCGTCCAACGCCATTTCCATGAACTCTTCAATCAGTTGCTGATTTTGATCGTAGCCCGTCATGGATACGTTAGCAGCTTCTGCCAATGTGTAATCTCTATAGTTTTCTACAAAGTAACTCATCATCAGTTCTGCGATGTATGCATCATCTTCTGTTAGTTCATACTGCTCACAACCTTCTTCATAAAGTTCGTCGGCGAGTAATTCCACCATTTCCATGAAGAGGTCTTCACGTTTGATTATTTGTTGTTCTGTTAAATACATCACTCTTTCCTTTTTTATTTTTATTCGATTCCGAAATGTTTTAGTATTAAAAGTTTTTCTTCTTCATTGCTGCAAAGAGAAGCACATTCACGCGCAACATTACGCGCATACTTCTCCAAAAGATTCCTCATGATGTGTCCATTATACTGCGACTCAGTATGGCTTACATCATATCCAGATTTTTCTGCTAACTTCTTTATCACTTTATGCATAATATACTCCTACAATTAATCTTTAGATGGTTCGGGTGGTGGTTTGTTATGAGCAGTAAATGAAGTCTTACCTCTCTTCATTTTCGTGTTACCCTCATCCTTCACTAGCGGTACATTATAATGTATTTTTCCTTTATGTTCTTCTTCACCTTTTCTTGAAGAACGGTTCAGGTGACTATAATGTGCTTCACCACTTGGCTTGACATGCATGGTTGTTTCTTGATTATGCTCGTTACCAAGCTTCTTCAAATGACTAACCATTTCCTTATGGTCATGATGGTGAACAACATAAGCACCTTCATGTGATACTTGGTGTGAACCTGAATCATATTGATACTGACCTCTGTGGGGTCCAGACCAACCAGAAATCTTTCCAGACTTACGAGACGCTTCTAAATCCGACTTCAGTTTAGCATGTGCTGCTTTGGTCTTTTCTGGCGTATCTGTATGTGGACCTTCTGGTGAAATCGTACCGACACTATGTCCTCTGGTTAACTGTTTATTAACCCGTTGCTGTACTTCATTTCCTTCATCCAGTTGAAGATATTGTTTTAATGATAGCATAATGCCTCCCTTTAGGCATATTTATCAATATATTGCATTAGGGGTTTCCGATAATCATGGATTTGACGCTCAAATACCTGCGTTGCACCCTCTTCAGTAGCAATTAATACCACAATATCATCAATCCACATTCCTGTCAACTCGGAAAACATCAGGGCATATGCCGTACATTGCATGAAGTAGTTCTGGATGTTTTCTTCAACCTTCAGTTTGGTAGAAGTCTTGAAGTCGATTACCGATAATTTACCGTTCCAGATACCAATCAAATCGACTCGTCCCGCAACCTTCAACTGGTGTGAATACAGTGCTTGTTCCTGCGTGTAGACATCACCTAAATTCTCATCAATGACAGGACGGAGTTTCAAGAAAAACTCTTTTACATCAGGCATCAGAGTTTTAATTTTAAAATCGGTCAGTCCATTGTCAATGTATTGTTCACATATCATGTGAACTTTGGTACCACGATTTGCAGCTTTCTTTGAAATTTTGTCTGCCCTCTCTTCACCAACATTCTTTCGCCATTCATCAATGGCTTGTTTGTTGTGGTGTGAAAGCACCGTAGTGATAGACCTATACTTTTCTCCTGTGGGAGTAGTATATCGTCTACCACTTTCGGTTGTTTCTGCTACTAAGTCAAAGTCAAGTGCTGCAAGCTTCACATGATTAAATGTTTTCATTATGTCTTTTCTGCAATGTCCTCAAACTTCAATTTTGCTAAAATGTAATCTTTGACTAGACTTGAACGTACAATGTCATCCGGTGTAAATTCAATTCTGGTAAATGCACCCATGTGGTATGCAATATCAAAGAATTTCAGTAAACCTGAGACATCATTTTTCTTCTTGTTCAAATCAGTCTGTCTGTAATCACCACACCAGATAATCTTTGATTGATTACCTACCCTAGTCATTACAGTATCAATTTCTTCGAATGTCATATTCTGCATTTCATCAACAATAATAATGGCATTATCAAATGACATACCACGAATGAATGACGTTGAAA